CGGGGAGTAGATCGTCCCGTAGCCGGAATCTGGGGGGGCCGTGACGGTTGACCAATCGTCAGTCGTTTGCACACTTGACGTGCAAGCGGTAAAATACAGGCACAGGGTCAGAGTCCCGACAATTGTCCCGACATTGTGACGGGATTGTTTTGCGATAGCGGTAACATTCATTGTCCGGTTCCTTGTCCAGTTCGGTGCGCGTTAAGTTGCGCGTTATCAAGCGTTTACAGGGTTAATGCGCTGAAATGTGCGCGAATATGGCCAGTTTGACGTGCGGAGTTGTATGCTATTTCGCCTAAACGGTCTCAGGAACGCTTTGTGTGAAATACCTTACAGTGCGTAGGGTGTTTGATGTTGCAAGTTGAAATAAGCCGATTCTTATTTCACTCAACGTCCTGAGTAAAATTACGCAACAGTCAACGGTTCCCGATTGGGGAACATCACAGCCCCGCTCCAACGTCTGACGCTCGTTTAAGCCATTGGCGCAGGAACCTCTCTTGTCCCGGATTGCGCTCTACAATATCCACGTAGAACGATTCTAACGCGGAGATGAAGTGCATGAAGAATGTGGCCTCGTCCGTCTCATTAATTGCCGCAATGGTCTGCCTGCCTATGATGCCGTCAACATCTGTGCCCACCACACCCTGCGTCAACTTCACGGCTCTTGACAGTCCAGCGTTCACGCCTACGTCGAAGATTTTCCATCCGATGCGCGGGTTGTTTATCTCCGCGATTCTCAATGGATTGGCATACCACTTCCGGTAGATGGCGAACGCCTGCCATATCGTGAGATTGGCAATGTCAACGTCAGGCCATGACCGCTTGGAGATGCCGTACTTCGTCTCTCCCCCTCTGTCAACGGGGTCGTTGACGTAGCCGCCTTCCTTGCGAATAGTGTGGAGTATCGCGGCCTTGATTTGGGTATCGGTCACGACCCCACGGCTCCGCCGAACAATCCGCCGAAGAACGCCTTGATACCCTCGAAGTTCTCAGCCAACAGATACTGGAGAACGCCGAAGAAGAACAGGCCCAGAATCGTCCCGATCTTGTGATTCTTGAACAGGTATCGGAATCCCTGATAGATGAGGGCCAATGCCTGGAATGGACTCGCTACGGCGGGAACCCTAAACTGTTCCTCCGCAACATCGTCTGATGATGGAACCTTAATTTCGTCTGCCATTTTATCCTCACATGATTTTGATTGCGCCGAGTATCGTCCCGGCAAGTATGATGCCACCCGTTACCGTCCACGCAAACCGATTGAGCCACTTGACTTGAGAACGCATACCATTGTTGCGATCAATGCCATACAGGGATTGCTCATGTTCCCCGACCATTTTGGCAATCGGCTCGACCCCATCTGTTACCGCCTTACTCACGGTTAGTTGAATCCATTCTTTGTCTTGCTTGCTCAACGCCATAATGGGTCTCTTGTGTATGGGTTTCATGGATTTGCTTTACACAAACTGTCTAGCGTAACTTGAACTTTACACAAAGACGGGGAACCGGACTACGCCGGACGCAAGCCCGGTCGCCCCGTTGGGCATAGAGGACAGAACCTCACCGCCCTTTTCGATTCAATGGCCCGTTTCGGGAAGTTTCCCATTAGAATTTCATCGATACGACGATACAGTTGTTTGTCACGACTCCAGCTATTATCACGTTTGATGCGAATACGACCGCATCCCAATGCTCTCTCGGTGCGATCTCTCGGTAGACCAGCGTCAACGCAACCACCGCCAATTTCGCCTGATACATCTGGTGCTCGCGTTGGAGCCAGGGGTTGACCTCCCACGCGACATTATGTCTCAGACCTCCCACGGTCAGCACAAGGTCGGCGCCGTGGAGAAAGAGCAATGCGCCAGTAGGGTCTGGACGCTCCTGTGCGGGAGAGAGTGTGGAGAGTGTGAATATGAGAACGGCGAGGGTCCTCATTCCGTCACCTTGTTGACGCCGTAGCGCACAACGGCGGAAACCATGCGTGCGTCGTAGCTATTGTATGTATCCGCCGGGTTCGATGTCACCCGTCTGATCCTGATGGTGACAAGATCGCCAGCCGTTGGAGAACCGTCGAGAGTCAAATCGGGACTGTAGTCCGTCACGTTAAGCGTCCAGACGGGGGCTTGGTTGGCGTCCGTCCATGTTTGTACCGTGCCGATTGGGCCGTCCAGAGTGTCGCCGTCGCTTGTGGAGAATCCCGCCACCTCCCACACTACATCACCGGTAGAGGCGCCACTGCTGCCGTACCAGTATATTTTAACGTTCACGACTCCCCCGTCCCAATTATCGGGTACGGCAAACGTTGTGTAGGTCGAGTTGTCCGCGCCGTCAAGAAACTTCCAATTCGGGAATTCGCGGTCGCTGGACGGTGTCGCAATCCCGTTGTATGTCGCCGATCCGCCCAAGAAATCGGTGTAACCATCAAAATGTATTGTCTTTTTTACGTTTGCACCGCCAACCGTAAGATTGACCGCCGCAGTTCCCATGTCAATCGTCGTCGCCGCACCCGCGAAGTTCACCGTTGTTGCCGTGGCGTCGAGGAGCGAGAACGTCGTTTGGTTTGTGGTGATACCGCCGGAACTGTTCGCCGCCAGCGCACCCGATACGGTTGTTGCCCCGGCAAGCGCTATCGTACCGGCTGTTCCAGACGCACCTCCGCTTCCGGGTGTGAGTGTTATTGATCCCCCGATTGACCCGGCAATGCCATTTGCAGCCCCGGCAGAAATTGACACTGCGCCGCCGTGTGAAGACCCAGTTGAGACGAGTGCCCCCGCCCCGCCGCTAATTGTGACCGCCCCCCCGTTGCCATTATCATCCGCTTCGTTGCTTGACCCACCTGAACCGGCGAGGATCGTTATTGCGCCGCCACTCCCAGAAGGGCCGGTACCGTTAGAGGCACCACCAGTACCAGAGGTAAGCGACAATGCGCCGCCATTCCCCGGTGCGGCGACACTCGCGGATGCTCCGCCATCCATAGCGGAAAACTCGCCGGACGTTCCCGCTACATTCGCTCCAGCGGTACCACCCGTAACCCGCCCAACGCCTGCAACCGTCATTCCACCTGAGATGCTTAACGTATCTGCGCTGAGTAACGCATCCACATTGACCGGGCCGCCAAATTGTCCACCTCCGCTTGAATTGATTGTATCGGCAAAGACACTCCACCGGTAGGTGGTGGAACCGAAGTCATTGCCGGATGTGCCAGGGAGGATCGTTGATGCAAATGTGGCGGCCCCGGTGGCCCGTGCGATTACAAGGGGGTTGCCAAGATATGCCCCTGTATCATCGTAGCTGTATAGCGCCAAATCCGTTCCTGCATTTCCACCACCCTCAGCTGTGTTATTCGCGGATATGAGCCAACGATTTACTCCCGCTGTTTGCCACCAATACCCACGATGTGTTCCCGCCGCACCAGAATTGAAGATGTCGCCAACGCTTGAGATTCCTGCCGCGAACAATTCCCAACGATAGGTGTCTGAACCGAGATCGTTGCCGGATGTGCCGGGGAGAACCGTTGACGCAAATGTGGCGACTCCATCTGGGTAGAGCTTCAATGCTGGGGAAGAAAATGTTTCTCCCCCGACAACCGTAGACGGGGTAAACTCCATCACGCCCGCTTCGGAAAATTGTGCAGCGATGAGCCAGTTATACGTTGTGTTGCCTGTGGGGTCGGTGTCGAAAATCATCCCATACTGCGTGTTCAGTCGGAGAGCCGCCGTCCCCGGACTCGTGAACGTCCCCGTAGTCCCGGTGATGGCTTGAAATGCATTCGTCGCCCCGGTGAATGTGTTGGATTCATCCAACCCCGGAATCCTCAGTGAGTCCATCGCCGAACCAGACGCGAGTGTGAACCCGTTGATCGTCGGCCCTACGGTATTGATTGAAGCCGATCCGTGATAAGTCGTGGAGTCGGCGTGGGCCATGCTCCCGTACGATACCGGAGCATATTCGGAGCGGTTCAATTTCACATCAAACGAGTCCTGTGCGGCGGTCACATCGCCAATCGGGATTAGCGATAGCGTTGCCCCGGTATGGGCGTGAGAATCATCCACAACCGTTGCCGCGACAGAACCGGGTCCAGTAGCCGTCACATCGCCAGTTAATGCGGTGATGTAATCACCTGCGGCCTGTTTGGAGTTGAATGTGTTCCAATCCACGTATGACAGGAATCCAGAACTATTCGCGTCTGCAAAGAAGGTGGTGTCGGCTGAGATTGTCCTATTGGTCGATAGATCGCCGCCGCCACTCAGCGCGGTTCCGGCAGAGATCGTGGTGGACTTGTCTGCTTTGAGCGCAATCTGGGCCTTGGTGTAAAGCGTGTCCGCTTGGAGCATCGTCCGCGTGGCATAGCCGGGCATGGTCGAAGAATCGGCCTTGGCTACCTTTGTCGCAATCAACGATGCCTTGTATGTGGTATCGGCAACAAATACCGCATTAGACGCCTTCCCATCAAGCTCCCATTGCATCGCCACGGATGAGGTCGTGTCGGAGTATGGGATGCGGGCGTTGATCGCCGTAGAAAACTGTGTCTGGTGATTATCGAGCGAGTCCAGGAAGCGATTACCGGTTACATATCCCGATAGTGCCGTAGAATCGGAGGCCGCTTTCTTTGTTGCAAGAGCCGCGATCCATTGTGTCTGATGGTCTCCCAATGAATCCAACATTCGGTTCACGGTTGCCAACGTCGTTGTGTCGGTCTTTAGCCAAAATTTTGTCGTGTCTGAGAGCGCCGCACCCTGCCGGAGCGTAAACCCGTCGAAGGTGAGAGCATCCACGTTGCCGCCGACCGTGAGCAGGTATTGGATTGCCACAGAGTCTGAGAGGTTCAACGTCCCGGATCGGCTAGACAACGAATCGGTATATGTGTGACGGAAATCACCGGAAATCCAACGCAATAACGCTGTTCCAATAGATAGCGTCAGCGTCGTATCTGGCACGGGATTTGCCCGGAATTGGTAGTTCTGCCCCACGGCCTGAGAGGCAACGAGGGCAAGTAATGCGAGCGTGCGTTTCATTTGGCCTGTAGTCCAATGGTGATCCGGCAATAAAATTTTCCATCCGAGTACGCATTTCCTGCGTCGGCATGCCACACTTGGAACGTAACATCCGTCCCCGATTGTGTGACATTGCCGGCATAGCACAAACACCCCTGCCGTTCGCGGACTATCAACTCAACAGCATACGCCGCGAGACTGATGGACGGATATGGGTTGCCCGTCGCATCCGTCACCAACACTCCGGCGTTCGTCGTGAGTGTGATCGGAGAGGATTCGTCGCCCGTTACCTCTATCCAGTCTGAGCCGATATACAAGAGCGTGTCCGCAGTAGGTTCAACAAGTTCTGGCCATGTGGTATATGTGATTGTCTCAAGCAGTTGTATGTCATAATACCGCGCGAGAGACGTATCAAACTTCCATTCATTCTCAAACTTCTCCGGGTCAAGGAGAACGCAATAGACCGACGCAACCGATCCAAAGTATATCCACCTGTCATTCGATTGCAGGAAGTTGAGGACAAAAGCCCTATCCGCGTCTTCCTGCAACACTCCGAGCGTCGCCGTTATGACCCGCCGGAATCCTTTGAACGCCGTCCGAATCGACCCGTCAGACATCTCAAATCGAAGGGGGGGGAAGAGTTCAACTTTGTCCGGGCGGGTCAGTCCCTTGATGCTAAGCGTGGCGAACGTCCGCGTGTAGGTCGTTGCACCTGAGCGGTACTTGAATGTAATTGTCGAGGCCACACGCTACACCGGGAACGTCGTTCGGACTGACGGCTCCAATAGACTGAACGAGTAATGCGGCATGAGTGAGCAATCGAAGTCCCACGTATTCTCGAATCCCTCGGTGTTCTCAAGGCACATTGGCACATTGACCTCCGTCAAATAATCTACCGTTCGGTCGTTATCGATCACCCAATACAGTATAGACTTCATGTCCGTTGTCGAAGTCACGGGTTCACAATCCACCCATATCTTGCGGCGGAATGCCGTGATCTGGTCCTGCATCGACCCATCCTTGTATCGGTTCTGCGGACCGCCGAACAGTTCCACACTATCGGGCTTGGACATGCCACGCTCTGCCAATACGTCCAACTCAACGTACTCGGTTATGGCGATATCGTCAAAATAGAAAGTCTTGGCATCCGAAGCCCAAAGAAGAAAGTCTGTTGCTCCGCTGAGAGATGAAGACTTGAATGTGAGCGCTGTCCACGTGTCTGCTGTCAATACATCCAAAAAGCCAGACGTGACCCCGCCCGTCTTTATTGTCAGCGCAACTCCGTCAACGTCCGCCGTGTATGCCCACAGGGTTATGCAATATGCCTTCCCCGATACGAATGTGTGATTGTTCGCGCTCGGTAGCTTAGCGTGGTTCGTTGTCGCGTCCCCCGCGTCTGTGGCAATGACTTTGAATGAATACGTCCCGCCGTGGGCGTAGGTGTTGGACTGCGATACGGCATGATTCCCAACCGTCGCCCAATTCCCCACGCCCGATTCCGCGTTCCGATTCGCCAGCGTCGGAAGCGTTGGGGCGTTATATCTCAGCCGGAACGTATCGGGCATTATGACACTACGCCATCAAGCGAAGAGACAAGGATCGCGCCATTGAGCATCCACGGGATATTCCTGTCTTTCTCGAAATCCCCCTGAATGTCGATAGCCGCCTGAATGCCCGTCTGATTGTCGAGTGTGAATATCATGCCGTCTATCATCGTCACAATGGCCTTCGCACTGTCAGCCGTTGCATTGCCGAGGAGCAACAGATCGGCGTTCAGAGTTGACATCTGATTGAACTTGAGCGCAATATCCCACCCGATAGTGATGGGCCGCTTGAGGTCGTCCGTCACCGCAAGGGGGCTGATTGTAAGGTCCAACGCACCGACCGGGGCAATCGTTACACCCGCACCCCCGGCAATGTCCAACTTGACCAAAGAAGCCGCCGCCGAGTAGATGTGCGTATAGGCCGGGCTTCCGCCGTCCGTGGCCGCCGTGTAAACTCCGATACCGTAGAAGACAGCCGTGGCGGAATCAGCCGATGAAGCAAAGTCAGCCGCCGCAAGCGTCGGAGTCAGTAATTCAACCTCAGCCGCATCAGTCTTTGCAAACGATCCTTCCCATTCGAGTTCAATAACCCGCGTTCCCTCGGCTCCGCCTTGAACCACAATACGGGGCTTGACATTGACCTGTGCCGCCGCAACCTTGACCCATCCAGCCGAAGCCGCACCAGCCGCCGCAACTGCGTCAGCCAGCTTGAACAGGAACAGGTTCGTCCCTCCCCGGAGTGAGTCTAGAAGTTCGCACTCCTGTAACGCACACTGGAGCATCTTTGTGCTTGCCGTGAAGTGATACGCCTTGTTCACTCTGTTGCGCCGGAGTCCGGTCGTAACGGTGAACTCTTCGATGTGAATTTTCGACTCCGCAAGTTCGCCCAAGGTCTGCCACTTGTTCGAAGTCGTGTCCATGACGTATATCGCCAGAACTGCCGACGAGTTTACGTTTGCGATTGTGCCAGCGATTGCCGGGAATGCCATGATATTGCTCCTCTACTGCGTGAATGGAATGTGACTATTTTCGCTATTCCTCAATCCAGAGGACCGTCGTTTCGTTGTTCTCGAAGTCTTTGCGTATCTCGGTGGCGTAGTAGACCACATCTGCCGCCGTATTTTGGTCGTAGATTTCAATGCGCTTGAGCGGTGTGATGCTAGAGTGTGACGTTACCCCGGTGTCGTCAAACTTGAGACTACCGTACGTGCGTTCGTACATCCTGCGACCTGGCGAGAATCGGCGGTTGTAATACTGCATGACAGCGGTCACCATGTTAGTAACGCCCGTAACCCACGTCGCCGCATTGTAATCGTAGTATCGTGCGCCATTTGCAAACTGAAATTCGCCGGGAGAAGCCGCCTCCTCGGTGAAAAGTCCTCGGTAATCGTTCAGGCTCAACTCATCTGTGCTGACCGCGTAGGAGACAATGAAAAGCAACCCGATGCCGAGGTCAAATTCTGCGAATTTGGGTGACGGCCTGACCGCGAAGTTGTCCGTCAATAACAATGCTGAGGCCGTTTGCGGGTCGTAACCATCTACCTCAATTCCATCAATGGCCCACGACTCCCCAACGGTATGGTCCAAGTATCCGGCCCCAACGGACCACGAAACGGTCGTATGTGCCGCGTGGACATCGACGACGCGTATGTTGCTGGTTTTTATGACAGAATCGGAGAACAACGTCGATTGTTTGATTCCCTTCTCTGGTGTTATCAGCCCGGCGTAGGAATTTCCACGAGTTAGAAATTCCAGGCGGTGTAGGTTATTCGCGGGCGTTGCCGCATCGTACGTACCGTCAGTCTTGCCGTAGTAATAGCGCACAACCCATCCGAAGTTTAGCGCAATGCGCGTCAGTAACGAAAAGCCGTCGGCAAATTCCGATTCCCACCTATGCGGGTTATTTGCGTCGTCGTTCTCTCCGTCCAAATATCCATTCTTACTTGACGTTTGTAGTAGTGGCGGAGCTTCTTGATAAATTGTCTTTGTAAGCATGTAGCAATCTTCGATATTCTTCTCTACCTCCCCACCATTAAATTCCATTTTGAAGTCTGTTGAACGAACCTGTGCCGCCGCCGCATCGTAAGTTTGGTCGAATCCGACAGACACAATGCTTGCCAATAAATCGGACATCAGCACCGCATCGGTTTCATAAAGCCCCGCCCAACCATCGGAGAATGGTGTGGCGTGTGTTAATGCCTCGGTGACAATGTCGGCAATGGCAATATCCTTGATTGAATGTATAAGCGACACCAGCCTTAGCCTCACCGAACGGATTACATCAGTTTCACCCGTTGAGATGTAATGCTCCGGCCATTCGACCTCTTCCCGGTACACCTTGCCCCAGAAGTAAAACGTATCTACGCCGTCCTCTTCGAGGATGAACTTGAACTCAACGTTGACCGTTGGATAGCCCTGAATAACCTTATACCAGAACCCTTGCGTATAGGTCGTGTAGTCCTCAGCAAGTTCGAGTTCGAGGTTCTGGACATCGACCACACCCGGCTCTACGTCTATAAGTTCTGTCAGAGTCCCAATATGCAAGACCTTGACAGTCGAAGGAATCGTCAACTCCGGGAGCGACGTATCGACAATCAGCGATATCTTCATCACCCCGGCGGGATTATTCTCAATGTCCGGTAGACTGTACTCGGTGCTGAATCCACGCCCGGTTAGCGATATGGGAAGTGCCGCATTAAATGCGGTTGCGGTTGTCGTTCCAGTGATATCGTCGGTATGCGTCCCTACCGCCGTTGGCGTGTAAGTAATGTCAACCGTGTGCGTTGCACCGTTCGCCGCAAGCGTGAACGCATCATCCCCGCTTCCGAATGTAAACGGAGCCGCAAGACCGCCGAGAGCAATGTCTTGCGACGCTGTAGGATCAGAATCATTCGTGAACACGATTTGAAGCGTTGACAACGCGCCAATCGCAACCGCGCCAAAGTCCAGAGAATCAAGGTCGTGTGTGGTCTGATTGACGGCCATTACATGAGCCTCCCGCCACGACCGCGCCTAGCCTTCGCCTGCACCAGCACAAGGTCACTTCCACGCAATACGACATCCATCACAACCGGGCCGGAAGCCGCCGCCATAGCCCCGCCGAATCGCGCCATTTTCGCATTCGATACAATCTCTCCACTGCGATTTGGAACGAATAACTCCGGGCCACGTTCGCCGACGATATACGGACGGCCACCGGAGACGGGGCCACCTGCGGCCTTGAACGCGAACCCACCCATCATGCCTAGTCCGGGGAATATCGTATTCAATATCCCGGCAGAGGCCACTTGCATCGCCATGCTCGAAAGTGTGGACATGAACGCCCCGGCGAATGAGCCTAGCGCCGTCTGTGCGCCGCCGAACATCTGCGAGAATGCGTTGCCGATCTTCGAGCCTACCATGCCGGCCATGTTCGAGGTGGCAGAATCAAACGCGGACTCAAGCCCGCCTAAATCGTCGAATACTTCGCCGAATGACTTTGCGCGTTCTCCTGTCGGGCCTTCGCCTAGTTTGCGCGCCCTGTCCTGCGCCTCGCTTACCCTTTGTGCGGCCTTCGCCCTTGCCGCCGCACCCTTATCCAACCCCTTACGAGCCTTGCCGCCAAGCCCTGACGCAATCCCGGCGTAGAAACCTTCGCTCTCATCTTCGCCCAACCCGCCCTCGCGGATGCGCTGACGCTCAAGCGTTTCCTTCAACTTTTCCTGCAGGGTGTATTGCTTCGTGATGTCAGTCTCGAAGAGCAACGCCTCTTTGATGTACCGGATCATTTGCTCAGAACCCTCACCGCGCTTCTGGGCATACTCGGCTTCGACGCGCATATCTTCCAGTTCGTGCGCCCGTTCCTCACGGCGTTTCGAGAACTGGTCGGATTGTATCTTGTCGCGCTTCTCAATCAAGGCGTTAATACGCGCCTCTTTATTCATCACCCATGTTGCATGCTCTTGGGCGATTGCGTTCTGTCCGCGAAGTCCAGCAGATAGACTGGGTGTGAACTTTTCCTTTTCAATCGCCGTAATCTGCTTCGTCAACATTGCAACTTGCGCATCCTTGCCGACACGACCCATCGATATCAATGACTCATTCAATCCCTTCGCCGCCGTGTCAAACTCTGCCGTTGCCTTCTTTGCCTCGGTCATCACCCAAACAATACCCGCAATGGCCGCAACCGCCGCCGCTATCGGGCCAGCGTTCGCCATGAGCACCGTGCCGATCCCCGCGAGTTTACCACCAGCCCCTTGAGCCGCAATGCCAAGGCCGGTCATTGCAAACTCGGCCTCTTGGAACCGTGATGCTACGCCGCCGACAACCGCACCTAGCCCAGACCCGGAGCCGCCGAGCATCGACGCAAAACCCGTAATGGCCTGAGTCGATTCCCGCATTGTCTTATCGCCGACCCGTTGCTCCCTGTAGAACCGACGAAGCTCCTCCCCGGTCTTAAAATAGGACTGCATCATCTTGCCTTGCGCACCGACGATTGGCTCTAAGGCTTGCGTCCTATAATTCTTCCATTGGTCAATCTCGGCGGCAAGTTCCGGGCGATTCTTTCGCGCCGTCTCTGACAATGCCTTGTACTGCTTTGTCAGTTCTTTGATTTTTGCGTTTACCGCATCAATCGACCTATCGTCACTCGTTACGGTTATATTTAGTCGGGAGTCGGCCACTTATCTTCGTCGTCGTTCGGCTTCTTTTATTGCCCGTTTATGTTGCTCTTCCTGAATTGCGTTGTCATACGAACGTAGGTGGAACCACTTCATTGCATCCCGGAGCGTGTAGCGTTTCGCTACTTCATCCCTGCGGGACATCTTACCGTCAGCAAGGACGAACATCAGATACTCGCCCATGAACCCGGAGGGAAGTTTGGTTGTTTCGTCCTTCTTATGGAACCGCTTGAATGCAGACTCCCAACGCGCTAACTCCGCCGGATCGCCCGCGCAAAAACGGTAAAACCCGTCGCGATTTCGCTGACCTCCCCGGCCTTGAGTCCGCCGATGTCAAGGATGAACTCGGAAGGGCTATCGACCACAGCCTTGATGAATTTGGGCCACGCCGCCAAGAGTTTCTTCATTTCGGGTTCGGATGCAACGGCTTTCTTCCAGTTCTCCCGGAAGTCCTCACCGTAGCCCGTTTGTTCTGCGAGCGAATACCGTTCAAGGTTCGGGAAGAGGAACTTGACCTTTTCGCCCCCGATCTCAACGTAGTCTCTGACCTCAGCCGCCTCGGTTAGCAATGCCTCAAGAACACCCTTCATTGTCTCGGCGGTAATGACTGGCACGTCCGCGCCTTGCTCTTCGGCAATCACGCCCGCAGGCTTCGCGTCGCGTTCAAGTACTTCCTTCCACTTGTTGAGTTCCATGTGTCCGGCCTTCTATTGTAATGGCTCTGTTTTAGTGAATAGTGCATTTCCGTAGAGTTCCAAAATCTCCGTAATGTCTTCGTCCTGAAACATCATGTACTCGCGTTGGGGCATATTGATATCATACGGATCACCGTCGCCCGGATACTGAATGACCCCGCCGAAGTTGTGTATCAATGCGTAAGGGACCGTCCCCGTATCAACAAAGACCGTAGCCTCGTTCTCGTTCCACTCGGCTTGAATCGACTCGAAAAGATGACCTGAGCGTATCAGCGTCATCCCGCTCCCGCCTGATTTCGTCGGGGGCCATGGATTAGGGCGACCTTGCTCAAGAAAGTTCTGTCTGACCGACCGGAGCATGATATCCCCGATTGCGGCCATGACCTGTTCGCGGTCTTCGTTAACCTCCGGCAAGTCGCCCGTTATCTTAACATCAATCAAGATTGGTCCCAGAAATAACTATGTACGGGTACAGAATCGGGGCCGTTGCTTTCGTTAGTGTGATCGTTGACGGCCAACCCCCACCCGCAGAAAGTTTGTTTGTTGCTATCGCGATAATCGGGAGCGTTGAGTTCTGGGATGCTTCAACAGCCAGATACATTGAGTTCACGTTTACGACTGGCCCATAAAAAATTTGTGAGCATGTATTGTCATTGTAAACCGACCAACAAAAGTATACAATCCCCGGACCTGCAATTGCACCGACTACAAAGGCCGCCCCTTGCCCTGTGCTGTTGGCTGGCCAAGAGGTCGCCGCTGTCGTGTCGATAAGCGCAAAGTCCTCATCGTACACGCCGACACTCCACGTCCTGACGGCACAACTCCCCCCCAGCGTTGCGGCGGCAACAGACGCCTCGCCTAGGGCAATCGGCTTTTCAAGATATACCGCAAACCCAACAATTGAATCGTTGAGCGCATTGGTAAAATTGTTTGTTGTCGTGCTGAACCCAAACCCCAACACGTCTGGAACAACGATAAAATTGTTCCCGGCGTTGTGTCCAGTTTCAAGCACCGAACGGGCGTACACTGTATCGGCTGGCTTGTCGCGCGAGGCAACATCAAATGTGTTGGCGGTTGTGAAAGTAACGTCTCCGCTTATGTCGATACTGTCTGGTATTGCAAGCGCCCCGTCTGGGTTATAGATTCCCAACGCGCTGATGGTATCGATAAACGCGTACACCGTGTCTGGCCCGATTTCATGAAAAGCAGAATCGGTCCCGAAAACATACAGCTTCTGCGAATCCGTGCAATAGACGGCCTCACGCGATAGTACCGTGTGATATGTGAGTGTGTCCTTCGCGGCCTCAGTCATTCCGCGCAACCGGATTTTCTGCGCATCCGCACCAGTAACCGCAACAAGCAGAGCGGCAATAGTCAATAGGGTTTTCATACCGTCCCCCCGTCGATCACTACGTCAGCCGATGGGCCGTCATCCCCACCAGAAACCTCGTACATGAATGTGTTTGTCATATTCTTGATACAAATGGTGTACTTGGAATAGAATGCTCCATAGTTCCGGTCTTTGCCAAGAAGTTGAACCGTCTCAACAATCATGGGGGTCTTGGCGGTAATGAGCCACTTGGAGCCGGTATATGTGAGATACTTGTTTAGCATCTCCGTTTGCTTCCTCAGCACGTCATGTCTCAGTGACTCCGCGGCCTCAATCAAGTTCGTTGCCTCATCGTCCGTATCGGTCGTCGCGCTTACCGTCCCTTGCACCCACACATCGACATACAGATCGAACATAGTCCACGCGCCATCCCTAGGATCAAGCCTTGTCCTGCCCATCTGTACGCCGATCTCAGGATATGACCTAGCCCTATCGGGAATGGGGCGGATAACCCCGACTACGGTAGGTGTATTCCGGTAGCCGTTCGCCTGAGTAATGGTCTCGTACTCGGCAATGATCTCATCCCGTGCTTGCTCTATCCGGCTCGTGACTGGCATTACATCCTCCGAATACGGTAGCGGTCAAGAACGGCCTTCCAGTTTGGCGTTAGGTCCATGTAAGACGTGGAGAACGTCGAACCCGTCCCCGACTCACTCGTTGACTGTAGGCCCAAGTGATTGTTGCCAGCCTTACCCTCGTTGAATCCGATTTGAACCATTTCCAGCACAACGCGCTTTACCGGGTCAATGTCAACCCCGGAGAACCCGGCCTTGTATGACACCTTGATATTCCTTCGACCGAGCGGGAACGCATCTTGCCACAGTTCGATGTACGGCTTTCGGCTGTCAAGGAATACGTGATCAACGTCCGAGGCAATGTCCGTCCATGACCCATCCGGCGAGGTCCGGTATTGCAACGCCGCCAACTCCTGAGCATCCGTTGGGCTTGACTCGGTCGAAAGTTGTGTCACGGGGAAATGATGTGTATAGAGTTTCTGCGAGCCGTCGCCGTCGTGTATCTCATCTGTTACGGATTGCACGACGATCTTACGTCCGCAGTAGTCCTCAACCTTCGCCGAGCATTGGTCTATCAGCACCTCCAAGAATGCGTCCTTGCCGGTGTCCGATGCGCCTATGTTAAATTGTGCCCTTGCTTCTGCGAGTGTTACGATTGCGTATGCCGCGAGTGCCATTAGTGATAGCCCTGTGCATGGGTGGATTGCTGATTGCCACGTTCACAACTTCAACGGAGTCTCCGAGTTGCACCGCGCGTTCTGGCGTGAGATCAATCAATTCCCCAACACCGTAACGACGGAACCGCTCGAAGAATGGACGTTTGACTAGGTAGTTCATAGTTGGTAACGGGGGCAGGTATCAGCCGCCCCCGCCACAGTGTTACGGATGGTACTTGATCTTCGCCCCGTAGGTAGCCGAGGTCGTTCCGTTTGCACTTGACGCAAACTCAATACGAATACGGAACTGCCAACCGACTCCGCCGAGTTTATCGACGGCGGGACCGCGCAGAGTCCCCACAACAACGCTTCCCGTGTTGTGCGTATCGGCAAGCGTTGACAGGGAATCGTACACAGTATAAGACGCGGCGGCACGTCCAACAGGAGAGCGATCAATGTAAACCTTCGTGATCGAAACGGAGTCAGCCGCCCGAACCTCGAAGACCACATTGTTGTATCCGCCCAGATTGGCCGAGATACCGCTTACGGTGTCGATGTCATCGTCAGCGTAGGAAGTCCCCGTGTTCACAATGGTATAACTTCTCCACTGTTGATTCGGGGCTTGTGCCTGGACGCCAACAACAACAAAGACCAGAAGAACGGAGATAAGGAGGTTTTTCATGATGTTGGTCTCCTTATGCCGAGGTCAAGAGTCGAGCCGTACCTGCTTCGTTCGTCCAGACCTGACCTGCTGATTCCAGAACGCGGATGGCAGACAGGTTCTTTTCCCACAGGTTGCCCGCCGTGGTGAGCGACGCTTCCCGCGAGACTTCAACTTCCATCCCGCCACTGGTTCCAAAGAAGCACATCGTCGGGACAGCAAAGCCCACGAACGCCGTTGAAGCGGCATCCGTCGAAGGCATTCCATCGACCGGGATGAGTTCATGGCCCCACAGTGAGCGGATCGCCGAAGATTCAACGGGCTGACGCACAATGTAATCACCCGCAGAGTTTTTAATCTGCTCAAGGTAGGAAATGACGTAGGGGTGAGCGAAGAACTTGGCTTGCGGCCAGTACTTCGGATTCACGGCCCTACGAAGTCCCTGCAAGTCGTCTGCCGTGAAGTTGGCAATCGACGCACCAGAACCGTTCACATCCACACCCGAAGTCAGGCTCAGAAGCGGAGTGCCAAACGAGGTAGCGTCCCCGAATGTATTGTCGTCCTCAAACAAGGCCAAAGCCTCGCCGTAAATCTCAGCGAAGTAGCCCAAGAGGTTGACATTCGTATCGCGGAGCAATTCATTCGACATGGGACTGATAGCACCAGCGACCTTCAATGTCAAGGTCTTTTGGACCAGCGTCGGCTGAGTCTCGCTGAATGCCGTGTTTTCACCCGCGACCGACACCGTCACTGAGCCGGTTTCATCCGGGATCAGGATCGACTTCGTGCCGAGGGTGATGTTGCGGCAATACCGACGAGCAACGCCATACTGAGCCGCGACACGCGCAATCTCGTTGGCATACTCAACCGGGACCACATACGAGCCGGAGCCGGAGCCTTCGACCAATGTCGCCTTCATCGCGATCATGTCGGTCGGGTCTCGCCGCCATACGGCATTGAGCCACCTTTTGAAGCGGCCCTCTTTCGTCATCTTCGACAGTTCCTCGTCCTGTGAACCGGGGAACACACCGTACTTCCGGTCCACCTTGTCAAGTCCTGCCTTTTCGATAGCCTTATCGACGGTCTCGCTCAACAGTTTGGCGAGGTCTTCCATCGACAGTTGAATCACGTTGCCTTCCATGATTATAGTTCTCCTCATGGATTGTGAATGTATCGGTTAAACCCTGCCCCGTCTTCGACTAATGACCCTATCGACCGCATCACTAAGCAAGACCCGCGCTTGGTCTGTCGTGAGCGTTTCGACTGTCATCCCCGCCGTCTTAGGCATGAGTGTTTTGAGTTCTTCAATCTGTGCCACTAATGCGGCCTCTCGGCCAGCAAATTCTTCTTTGAGTCCATCGATCACCGCATCAATGTCGGGCATCTTCTCCCGGCATGATTCGAGTTCACATATCCGCTTCTCGGTCAACGCAGACTTGAGCAACCCCCGCATCTCATCCGACCGCGACAGGTCAAGTGCCTGCGACAACGCCCGCCGTTCGACTGCGTTTGGATTGGCGGGAATCGGAACGAGGGAGTATTCGAGCAATTCCCACTTGCGGAAAATGAACACCTGAGACTTCGGGTCGAAGTCTCCACGGTTGACCGGGTTCAAATCATTCACGTCCTCAAGTGCCGCAAGTTCAATCCCCGTAGGAATGAACCCGATAGATGTGGCGGGCATAAGTCCTTCCTTCGCCAACGCCCACGCATCCCGCGCCAATGGCGTGGCATCGGAAAATATCGTCTTAGCAATCAAGGACTCCCCCTCCTGCTTCACCCATGCGGAACGTCCGATAATTGGAATCTGGTCGCCCATTGCCCGATAGTTGTGGCCGAAGAGAACGACCGGGTTCTTGTCGTAATTCCGCTTGTCAACTCCATTCGGGTCAACGATCTCTTGTGAGCGGTCAATGGTTGAATCTGTAATGACGTGGACGATTGAACGCTCTTCCACATTTACAGACTTTATACCGATAGACCTTTCAAACCGTCCGGCTTCGCCTTCCTTCAGTCTGGGTTCCATTACTGTAACCCCTTCGGATAATATGTGGCTAGATTGACCGTGGTTTGCCGTGGTGCCACACAGTCTAACTCCATTGGCATGACAAAGTCGTGCGATTCCAGGCAAGCGGCCTCTGCTAGTTCTTTTGTGCTGAACACTCCCAAAAGTTCCCATGCGGTTGTATCGCCCACAATCGACCTAAACTGACCAGCAATGTACAGGGTATTCATGGCTCACCTCTGCTCAAGCCAAGCATCATACGTCGGGCTTGTAGTCCCGTTCGCAGTTGTCTTCCGCGTCAGGATCAGCCTTACCCGTTCCGCGCCGGGGATATTGTCGGCATTCTCATACCTGAGTGCAAAACCCTTCCAGTAGCCAACGGCGTTCGTTGAATCCGCCTCCACGTTGTAAGACTGGAATAGGGTTGTAGCCGCCTCTCCGCTTCGATAGTCCATGCGGATAGAGACGTTGATCGACTCCGCCGTATAGATAACAAGTGTGTATGACCGCATCGGATGGATACTCACCCATGCCGTAGTATCGGTCGTCGCAAACGATGAGTCATTCGCAAGCGTAATCGGCTGGGCCTCGGCCACAGTAAACGCGAACAACGCCAGAATTGCCAAGCGTTTCATTGTGCTTCCTCTCTGATTGAATTTGTTGCGGGCCTCAGCCCATGACTATCTTTACCGCATTCGTAACAATGGAATGTGTTCTGTGACTGCCACTCCGTCCGCTCTGCATCATGCCCGCAATGTTCACAGGCAATACGCACGGTCGGGGGAATCTTAGACCACCGGCTCACTATTTCCGACATTCTCAGTCCCCAGGGGTACAAGGTTCGACGGAACGAGCAACGTATCTCCACCCTCAACCGGGTCGTATCCCTGCGCCGTCCGTTCTTCGTTAATTGTCGTCAGCCCCTGAATGCGAATGGCCGCAACCCTAGCCACACGCTCTTCATCGTTCGATACGGTGCTGTCATGCTTAATGATAAGTTTGGGATCGAACTTACGCGCCAAGTCCTGCGTCAATCGTTCGTCCATCAATTCAAGGATCGGTTCTACCACATTCCGGCTGAACGTGTAATCATTCGCCTCGGCATTGGCTCGGTTCACATCCTCAACCAATCCCAGCTTAGATGCCGGAACACCGAATGCCGCGAGAATATCATCTCTCGTTGATTTGTTTGTCGCCAGCCAGTCTAGT